GATAAACAAGTTTATTGGAAGGCTGGGTATATTGGTGAGATAGCCGTTACTATTTGGAAAGATAAAGCAGCTAGAGATGTCGATGCTAAACCAATAGGATTTATAGGAACAAATCCATCTGATAACAAATATGGTGTTACTATTGGTACTGCTGGTATGGACCATCATTGCCGTTTCTTTTTAGAAGTTCCATCACAATATAGTGATTTGGAACAGGCATATAAACACCTATTAACAACTCCATATTATAGTGGTTCTATTGAAATTTAAAAAAATTATTAGAAAAACAAAGTAAGTTATATTTATATAAAATACAAAATAAAAAAATTATGGCATTAGCATATACATGGAAATTAACCGGACTTGTAAAATCAAACCCACCAAGTTTGAATGTAAGTAACGTTATCATTGGAACTAGATGGGAAGTAACTGGTACTGATGAAGATGGAAATGAAGGTAAATTTAGCGGAGCAACTCCTTTTAATTTATCAACTGTTGACCCTAACAATTTTACACCATATGACCAACTAACCGAAGAGCAAGTGTTAGGATGGATTAAAAGTGTAGTAAGTGGTTCGGCATCTACAAACTATTGGGCACACATTTCAGAGAAAATTGAAGAGCAAATTGATAAAAACTCAAATCAAATTTCTGAAGTTAGTGGTGGTGATTTACCTTGGGCTCCAACATCTGGTTCAGTAACACCGGCTCCTTAATAATTCATTTTTTAGATAGAATTATAAACTTTTTAATGTCCAAAGCACTTTTCTTAAATGAAATTGTGTTTTGGACATTTTCTTTATATTTATATGTGTATTTTACAGACAAAAAATACGCATCACATAAAATCGAAATCGGAGAAATAAAATGGCAGAAAGAATCGTATCCCCTGGGGTTTTTACTAGAGAAAATGACCTTTCCTTCTTAGCGCAAGGAATTGGTGAAATTGGAGCAGCATTTATAGGACCTTTTAAGCAAGGACCTGCATTCGTTCCTACTATTGTAAGAACTCAATCAGAATTCGAACAAATATTCGGAACACCTGATGGAACATATTATACTGAATATGCAGTACAAAACTATCTAAGAGAAGCTGGAGTAGCAACAATCGTTAGAGTAGCTGGAGTTGGTGGATATCAACAAGCAGCACCTTTAGCAATTTTAGCATCTGGTTCAGCTGGATTAGGACAAAAAATAGTTGGAGTATTATTTAATACTGAAAACGGATATCAAGACTTCGGATTTACTGGAGCTAACTTAATTAGTGACCCAAATGTTTCGGGTTCATTCTTAGTTTATGGTTCTGGTCTACCTTGGGTATCGGCATCTATTTTCCCATCTTCTGTAAATGACCTTTCAGATGTTTGGGGTGAATCTCCACTTGGAAGTAAGGATGCATTCACTTACACCTATTTCGAAAATACAGCATTACCATATACTGGTTCAGTTTTAAGTGCAACTGTTGTAAGTGGACAAGTTCTACCAACACAAGATTTCGCATTTGAAGCACAAGCTGCAGAAACTCCAATGGTTAAATCTCAATTGATTAGTGGTGAAAGATATGATTTATTTAACTTTGTAACATTAGGACATGGTACACTTTACAACACTAAGTTGAAAGTTGGTATTTCTAATGTAAAAGCAGCTGGTGAAGATGGTTCAACTGATTACTCAACATTTACTGTAACTGTTAGGGCATATAGTGATACTGATAAGAGAAAATCAGTTTTAGAAACATTCAATAACGTAAACTTAGACCCAGCTTCTCCAAACTATATCGCAAGAAGAATTGGTGATAGATACTTAACAATTGATAACGATGGTAAAATTACTGAAAATGGTGATTATACCAACCAATCAAAATATGTAAGAGTTGTAGTATCAGAGCAGGGTTCATTCCCAATATCAGCAGCACCATTTGGACATGGGGCATATACAAACCCAATAAAGGCTACTAATAATGCACAATCACTTTTAGTACCTGCTGTAACATTCCAAACTACATCTGTTGGAAATACATCATCATCTCCAATTTATTATTCTGGATTTGATTTTACAACAATCGATAACACCCAATATTTGAAACCAATTCCTCAAAACGCTGAGACTGGTTCTAACGTTGGATTTGCATTCGATTCACAATTAACATATGTAATGACCGGTTCAGCATCGACTGATATGGTTAAGAGACAATTTGTATTAGCATTCCAAAACGGATTTGATGGCTTAAACGTAACTACTAGAGTTAACTTAGGTTCAAATATATCTGGAGCAAATACACAAGGATTTAATTGTTCAACTTCAACTTCGTCTGGTTCGGTAGCATATACTAAAGCAATTAACGCAATAGGAAACCCTGATGAGTGGGATATCAATATGGTTGTAACACCTGGTATCATCAGAAGCCTTCACCCATCTATTACTCAAAAAGTAATTGATATGGTAGAAGATAGACAAGATTGTTTCTATATAGCTGATTTTAACGCAGTAAATGATACAATCACAATGGCTACGGAGCAATCAAACGCAGTTGATTCAAACTACGTTGGTACTTACTATCCTTGGGTTAAAACAATTGATTCAAATACTAACAAATTAACTTCAGTTCCACCATCAGTATTGATGCCGGCTGTTTACGCAGCTAATGATAGATTAGCAGCAGAATGGTTCGCACCTGCTGGTTTGAATAGAGGTGGTATCACTGGAGCAGTTAGTGTATTGAATAGATTAACGCACGCTGAGAGAGATACTTTATATGAAAACAAAGTAAACCCAATCGCAGCATTCCCTGGACAAGGTATTGTAGCATTCGGACAGAAGACATTGCAAGATAAGGCTTCAGCATTAGATAGAATCAACGTAAGAAGATTACTTATCACTGTTAAGAAGTACATCGCATCTACATCTCGTTACTTAGTGTTCGAACAAAACACTTCTACAACTAGAAATAGATTCTTGAACACTGTAAACCCATACTTAGAAGCAATTCAACAAAGACAAGGTTTATACGCATTCAAAGTTGTGATGGATGAAACAAACAATACACCTGATGTTATAGATAGAAACATTATGGCTGGACAAATATTCTTACAACCGGCTAAGACCGCTGAATTCATCGTAATTGATTTCAACATCTTACCAACTGGAGCAAGTTTTTCAGCATAATACTAAAAAACAGGTAAACGAATATTTATTAATATAATTAAAGGACAAAAAAATGGCAGAAATACTAGAGTTTGATAAGATGTTCTATACGAACTTCGAACCTAAGATGAAGAATCGTTATGTGATGGAGATTGACGGTATCCCATCATATATGGTAAAAGCGGCAGCTAGACCTTCAATTCAATTTGAGAACGTTGTGTTAGACCACATCAACATCAAAAGAAAGTTGCAAGGTAAAGGTGAGTGGCAAGATATTACTGTTACTCTTTATGACCCAATTGTACCATCTGCAGCTCAGGCTGTTATGGAGTGGGTACGTTTGGGACACGAATCAATCACTGGTAGAAGAGGATACGCTGATTTCTATAAAAAAGATATCACATTCTATATGTTAGGTCCTGTTGGTGATAAAATTGAACAATGGACTATTAAAGGTGCATTTATTCAATCCGCTAACTTTGGTGATTTAGCATTTGATTCTAACGAACCTGCTACTATTGAATTAACATTATCTTACGATTACGCAATTCTTGAATTCTAATCTAAGAAAAAACTATAAACTAAAGGGATACTCGAAAGGTATCCCTTTTTTATTTCCAAATTTTTTAAATCTATGTATTTATATATACAAACAAACGTAGTTAGTTATGAACGAAAATAAAAAATTTGATTTCCCAACGGAAATAATTGAACTTCCATCAAAAGGATTAGTCTATCCAGAGGGACACCCACTAAGAAAAGGTACTGTTGAAATTAAGTACATGACTGCAAAGGAAGAAGATATTCTTGCTTCGCAAAATCTTATTAAAAAAGGTATAGTTTTGGATAAATTATTTGAATCCGTAGTTGTTGAAACCGGTGTAAATCCAAATGATATTATTTTGGGTGATAAAAATGCTATTCTTTTAGCAACAAGGGTTTTAGGTTATGGACCAGACTATGATGTAGACGTAACAGACCCATTCACATTAGAAAAGCAAAAAGTTGTAATTGACCTTTCTAAAATTCAAACAAAAGATGTTGATGATTCGTTATTAAATGAGAAAAATAGATATAAATTTAAACTTCCAAATTCTAAAAAAGAAATAGAATTTAAATTACTAACTCATGGTGATGATATTGAAATAACTAGAGAACAACAAGCATTAGAAAGATTAAATAAAAACATACAAACAAGTTCAGATGTAACAACTCGATTCCGTCATATGATTACATCGGTTGATGGTAAGGAGGATAGAGGTTATATCAACAAATGGATTTTAAATGAATTTTTAGCATTAGATACTAAAGCATTCAGAAAGTATGTAAAACAAATTACTCCTGATATGGATTTAACATTCGTATTTACTTCAGAGTTAACTGGCGAAACGGAGGCGCTGGATATCCCATTTGGGATTAACTTTTTTTACCCTTCCAACTGATTATAAAGTCCAACTTCATACACAAATTTGGGAGTTGGTTTATTTTGGAAATGGAGGATTCAATTGGGCAGATGTTTATAATATGCCAATCCACCTACGAAAATTCTACTTTAACAAATTGATAGAATTTAAGAAAAAGGAAGCAGAAGAGGTTAAAAAGGCTCAAAGTAAATCAAAAGTACCTAAAGTGAGGATGCGTTAATCCTCACTTTTTTATTTGCGAATATTTATAGAATATAAACTAAGAATATCATGTCCAATAAAAATAAACAAATTAATGAAGGTCTATTCGATGCGGCTGATAAATTCGTTGCTGCATTTTTTAAGGGATTGGAAAGAAATACTGCAAATCAAATAATTAAAAAAGCAGAAACTGCTAAATTACCACCTGAAGCAATTAAATTAATGAAAGATATTGAAGATAGAGGTGAGGAATTAAAAAGAATCGTAAAATCACTACAGAAGTAAATTATAGATGGCTGATAATACCAATATAGGAATACTCGAAAAGATTAAAAAATTACGAGAGGATATAGCGGCTCTTCAAAATAAAGAAAAAGAGCTGACGGAGGCTGAGTCTGAAAATCTTACAAAGATGGAAACCAAGCTTTCGAAGCTTGTTACTATTCAAGAAAAAAGATTAAAAGCGGCTTTAGGTACTAAACAAGCAGAGTTAGATTTAAACGCAGCAATTTCGGCACAAGCTTCAGAGCTTAATTCAATTTCATCAATATATAAGGGATTAACAACATCACAAACTCAAAGTTTAAAAGTTGCACAAGCATCTTTAGTTTCAGTTCAGCAAGGATTGTTAGCTGATGAAACTAAAAAAGAAATTTTAAATAGTACTTTAACTGGTGTAACTGAATTACAAGGATTACAGCAAAAATTAGCAGAAAGTGGACCTGATGATTTAGAAGTTCAACAATCTATTCGTGATGCATATAATTCTCAGTTAAATGGAATAAAAGAAACTATTACCGCTAAACAAACGTTGGGAGAAATCACAAACGAAGAAGCTGATGCTTTGTTGGTAATGGTAAATTCTCAAGAGCAATCTTTACAAATTGCTGAAAAATATGCAACTGTATCTGCTGATACAAAAGATTATTTACAATCACAAATAGATGTATATAAAGGTATTGGTAAAACACTTAGAGGTGTATTAAATACTGCTAAGATATTAACATCTGGGCCTGGTGGATTTTTTGGAGGATTGGCAATTGGTGCTGGTGTATTTGCTGAAAAATTAGGCGAAACTAGAGCACAATTGGGTGGTATATCTGAAATGGGTACAACTGCTTTAGCTTTCTTTGATGATAATGCTGTTGAAAATGCAAAAGAATTAGCAAACCAATTTGGTGGAATAAATAACGTATCAGCTGAATTACAAGCTTCAACATCGTTGATATCCGCAAATATGGGTATTAGTGGAACTGAAGCAGCTGGATTATTGGGTTCATTTAGTAGATTAAATGGTAATAGTGAGGAAGCGGCTCTTAATTTAACAAAATCAACACAAGAGTTTGCAAAACAAAACGGAA